AATCTTGTCCAGGTAATCATTAAACTCTGTCTTGGTAAGACCGGCAGTAGATGCTAATGTACCATCATCATTCTTTAAATCAAACTTCATACGCAATATGTCATGTAGTTCTTCTGCTGTGTAGCCAGTGGTATCAGACAATCCTTTGTAGATTACACCCCATAACAAACTGTTTTGGTCATGGCTTCTAGCACCTTCCTTGTCCATGATAATAATATCATACACACCTTCGTCTAAAGATGAAACCATGTTTAATGCAACCTCAACCCAGTTACCTCCGCTAGTCACGTGCAATGTTTTTTTTACTTTCATTTTTCACCTCCACTCCCTCTTTAACTAATTTAATTACTGTTCCGTTTTTATCCTTAATGCGATATGTATCTGCATTAAACTCTTTGATTAACGTCTCTACTACATCGTTGATATTCATGGTCTCTCCTTATAAGTTAAACTCTTTTCATCAAACCACAAACCAAATGTTCCCTCAAATGTAAAGTTACGTTGTTTCTGTACAGTTAAGTAAGCAGTTGGCTCGTTCTCTCTTTCAACTGGGCAATTATTAGCAAACTTTAAATCTTCTATCTCACGATTGCGCCAGCATAATAAAATATTATCGCTCAGGTTTCTAATATGACTACTTCCTAAAATGTTAGTAGCATCTGGTCTTTGATATTCATCTGACATCTTGCGAGTATGGCAAACTAAAAATACATGAATGTTTAAATCACGACAGTATGCAGCTAACTTATCGGTAAACTTCTTTTGTCCGTTGTAATCGTCTTCACTGATATTACCTATTTTCATCAATGAGTCGATACAAAATACATCAATACCTAATATCTCTTTGCCATAAAGTAATGTAGCAAACATATCATCTTCGGTAGTGACGCCTTGTTGGTCATATACATATAGCTTTTCATTGTAGTCTTTACAAAATTGTTTGATGTAGTCTTGGGTAGGTTGACTACTACCTAGCTTTTGGGTAATCATTCTATCCAATGTTAAGACCGGCTTCATCTCCATAGATGCTATTAACACTTTAGTGTAGTGCATCAGATATAGAAATATTTGAGATAGCATCATCGACTTACCATGACCAGATACACCTTGCAAGATTGTTAGCTCACCTAGTCTCACTGCAAAATGTCCATCAGTCTTAGCCCAGGGCAAACTATATCCAGCGCCTTTTTCTTCTGCGTAATATTTCTGTAGCTGGTCGTAATAACCTTGTGATGATTTAATCTTGTAGTCAGCAGGTACAATCTTACCTGTTGCTTCATCCACTTGTTCTTTAGTAATGATGAGATGGTTAATCACCTCACCTGCTGTCATCTCAGTCATAGCACTCTCCCTCTGACTGTAGGCTTGGTCACTCCATCTTCCCACCTACGTTGATTAATAATAACTTCAGGACTGGGATTATACCCCTCTTTCCATTCTTTAGTTAAGTTCATAGATTTAACCCATGAAATAATTTTATCTGCTTCAGCATCTAGGTTATGAATCTTCCATTTTTCTAAACAACCTTGTTTATTAACCCTACGCTTTCCTAATAAACTATTCCAGAACTCATCAAAACGAATAGATGTATATTCTTTTCTTTTCTTTTCTTCTTCTAGTATATACGCTGTATATACACCCTGCTCAATCCAATGAGAAAGTTCTTGCATTGCAGTATTTATCTGCTCTACAGGTCTTCTTAACCTAAAAGATATTTTACTTATGTCAGGAAGATTGCCTTCATGCTGACTTGCTAAACATAACAGCTCTATGTAGATAGCTTTATTAGTATCTGACAATTCATACCATTCCATGTCATTTAAAATATCTCCACCATATAATTTTAACCATGTCATTTGTTTTTTATATTTACTGTGCATACGTTTATAGTGTTGAAATTTATCCCAGTTCCTAATTCTCAAAATAAACACTCCTCAAAAACACCTAAATCAAACTTAATTTTCTTAACCATGTATTCAGGCTTATTATTTATAAACTGTTTTGCATCTTGGTAGCAGTAAAACTTCCTCAATGCAAACCCCTCTCTATCAGTCACTAAATGACTAAATCTATTTGTTCTGCAAATAATGCTCAATTTGTATCTCTCTATAATAAGGCAATGGTTTATCTGGTTTTAAACTATACAAACTAATTGCTTGTCTAGTTACTCCCAATGCTTGCGCCATTTCCCGTCTGTTCTTAAATAATTTGATTGCTTCGTTAAATGTCATAATTGACCTCCTTATGCGACACTATAATTTATTAAAATATTTATGTCAAGGGGGTTGACTTTATATTTTTTATGTATAGAATGGGTATTGTAGTAATTAATTAGGAGAGAGTTATGAACACATATGATAGTTGGTTACAAAATTACGATGGTTATTTAGAATCACGACCTCGTGCAGAATATGATATTAAGTACGACCATGAAGAAGATGTTTATATGGTCTATGAAAACAATTTGTATCTTGAGGCATTTAAGAAGCATGAAGATGCAGAAACATATATTGATTATTTATTAGGAGAATAATTATGAGAGAGTTTAATCACTGGTCACAGCAACAAAAACAAATCAAAATAAAAGATGCACAAGACAAGTTAGTCTTTTGGGTATTAGTTATCGGTATAGGAGTTGTATCATGGATAATCTAATTAACGAATTACAAGATATGACAGAGGAGTTACGTGCAGACAATGACGCAGCTCTAGCTAAACAACAACAAGAGGAACAACAACTCATGGAAAATAAAGTTAAAACAGTAACACCTAAACTTAAGACAGTTAATATTAAAGGCAAGGATTACGTAGAAGTTAATGAGCGTATTAAAGCCTTTAGAGAAATGTATGCAAATGGTTCTATTATGACAGAGATTGTGTCACATGAAGGTGGTGTATGTGTTATGAAAGCTGTTATTGTGGTTGATGGTCAGATTGTATCAACCGGTCATGCCTATGAAAAAGAAGGCTCTACATTCATTAATAAAACATCATATATCGAGAACTGTGAAACATCAGCTATTGGTCGTGCATTAGGTTCTTTAGGTATTGGTATAGATACATCGGTGGCTAGTGTAGAAGAAGTAGCCAATGCAATTAAACAACAAGGCGGAGACCCTTTCTAATGGAACAACGTACAGAAGAATGGTTTAAGGCACGTTTAGGAAAAGTTACTGCAAGTAAAATGAATGACGTGCTTTCCAAGATAAAGTCAGGTGAAGCTGCTATGCGTAGAAACTATAAAATGCAATTAGCAACTGAACGATTAACTGGCAAACAAACAGACTTTTATATTAACCAAGCTATGCAAGATGGTATAGACCGAGAAGATACTGCTCGTGAAATATATGAGATAGTGCGAGATATAAAAGTAGAACAGGTAGGATTTATAGACCACCCCGTGATTGAAATGGCTGGTGCTAGTCCTGATGGGTTATTACCTGATAACGGCATACTAGAAATTAAATGTCCTATCGAAACCACCCATACCACTAATTTGTTAGAACGAGTTTTACCTAGTCGCTATAAAGCCCAAGTGCAGTGGCAGATGGCTTGCACAGGAGCTAACTATGCTAACTTCGTTTCTTACAACCCAAACTTTGAGCCAAAGCTACAACTTATCTATGTTGAAGTAGAACGGGATGAGGATTATATAGCAATGCTTGAAGAGGAAGTCGCTGCTTTTATTACAGAAGTAGATGACATTGTTAATCAGCTCAGAGAGCTAACTAAGGAGTAAATTATGAAACAAGTCAATCAAGTTTTAATGACCACTGATTATGATATGTTTGAAACAATAGAGGGAAATAGAGAGGTAAATAGATTACATTTACGTAGGCTAAAACAATCTATAGAAGAAAAATATATCACAGTTCCAATTATCATTAATGAGAAAAATCAAATCATTGATGGTCAACATCGCTTTCAATCAGCAAAAGAATTAGAGAAGCCGGTGTATTACATTAAGGTTAATGGATTAGATTTAAAAGATGTACAACGCTTAAATACTAATACAAAGAATTGGACTGCTGACGCATATCTCGATGGGTATTGTCGCCTTGGGTTACAAGACTATATTACATATCGTGAGTTTAAAAATAAATATGGCTTTGGTCATAATGAAACAGCAG